GAAAAGATAAATAATTACAAGCGAGATGACCATAAAGTATTTTTTGTACATGGCGGAGTGGATACTGAAGAAAGAGAATTAATTCGTGAGATTACCGAAAAAGAGGATCATGCAATTATTGTAGCTTCTTATGGAACATTTTCAACTGGTATTAACATAAAGAACTTGCATAATGTAATCTTTGCTTCTCCATCAAAATCAAGAATTAGAAATCTACAATCAATTGGTAGAGTGCTCAGAAAAGGAAGTAATAAAACAAAAGCAATTCTTTATGATATCGGTGATGATATTAGGAAAGGATCTAGAAACAATTATACTCTCAATCATCTAATAGAAAGAATTAAGATATACAATGAAGAAAAATTTAATTACGACATAATCACCATACAACTAAAAAACAAATGATAGAAGACGATTTTTACGCAACAATCAAACTAAAGAGCGGTGAAGAGATTTTTGCTAAAGTCGCAGCTTCAGAAGAAGATGAAAGAACAATGTTAATTGTTTCTAATCCTGTTGTAATTGGCGAAATCAAAGTACAATCAAATATGGTTGGATACAAAATAGAACCATGGTTAAAAACAACAAAGGATGATATGTTCTTTATTAACTTAGATGACGTTCTTACAATGTCAGAATCATCTGATATTGAAATGATTATGATGTATCAAGAATTTATACATCATGCTCAACAACCACAGAAAGGTAACTCTGCAAAAATAAGTAAGAAAATGGGATATGTTTCTAATATTAATGATGCAAAAGAGTTATTAGAGAAGCTCTTTAATCTCAAATATAAGCCTGAATAGTCTTATCAACCTTCACAAAGGTAATTCTACTTGTTTTTAGAAACTTGTCAAGTAATTAGTATAATGGTATAATTACTACATAATTATGAATATAACTTATGATAGGAAAACCAATGGCCAAGAGGAAAAGGTCTGAGCATTATGTAAATAATAAAGAGTTCCTTGCAGCACTCACAGAGTATAGAGCAGAGGTTGAGAGGACTTTCATTCAGAAGTATGGTAGAGAACCTGAAAAGGCTGATAGAGCAACACGATGGGACACTAAACCACCAATCCCAAGATATATTGGAGAGTGCTTTTTGAAGATTGCTAATCATCTTTCATTTAAACCAAATTTTGTGAATTACATGTTTAAAGAGGACATGATTTCTGATGGGATTGAAAACTGTGTTCAGTACATTCATAATTTTGATCCAGCAAAGTCTCAGAATCCTTTCGCATACTTTACTCAAATCATCCATTACGCCTTTCTCCGTAGGATTCAGAGAGAGAAACGTCAGTTAGACATCAAAAATAAAATTATTGAGAAGTCTGGTTATAGTGAGGTCTTTGATGACAGCAATACCCTTGACGGATCAAACTATTCCGACTACAATCAGATTAAGGATAATGTCCACTCAAAACTCCGTTATTGATGAAAGTTGCAATCATTACGGACACACACTATGGTGCTCGTAAAAATTCTAAATTATTTCATGATTATTTTTTAAAATTTTATAACGATATTTTCTTTCCCACAATAGATAAGGAAGGTATCAGTACCATTTTGCATCTTGGAGATGCCTTTGATAATCGTACTGGAATCAACTTCGCAGCACTTTCTTGGGCAAAGAATAATATTTTTGATCCCATCAAAGAGCGCGGAATCAATGTCCACCTGATTGTTGGAAATCATGATTCATATTATAAAAACACGAATGATGTGAATGCAGTTGATCTTCTTCTTCGTGAATATGATAATGTGAATATATATTCGGAAGCGACAGAGATATTGGTAGATAAACTTAAAATATTATTTGTTCCTTGGATTAATTCAGAAAATGAAAACCATACTCTTAAACTTATTGAAAGTACGGATTGCAAAGTGTCGATGGGGCACCTTGAGCTCTCAGGATTTGCAGCTAATAAACAAGTCGTCATGGACCATGGTTATGATCGCAAACTATTTGAGAAGTTCGAGAAAGTATTCAGCGGTCACTATCACACTCGATCAACTGATGGAAGAATCACATATCTGGGTAATCCCTATGAAATGTTCTGGAACGATGTAGAAGATCCTCGGGGATTTCATATCTTTGATACTGATACCCTAGAACTTACAACAATTGATAATCCATATCGATTGTTTTACAAATTATATTATAATGATGAACCAGCATCTCTTCTTGATTCGAGACCATATAAAGATAAAATTGTCAAAGTAATTGTTCGCAACAAACCAAGACCTAAGGAGTTTGAAAAGGTAATTGATAAGTTGTATTCTGCTGGAGTTGCAGATCTTAAGATTATAGAAAACTTTGGTATTCATGAGAATGAAGAGTTTGAAGCATTTGAGACTGAAGATACTCTTTCCATTCTCAATCGTTACATTGAAGAGTCTGAGATTGACTTGGACAAATCAAAAATTCAGTGTATAATGAGACAAACCTACCAAGAAGCATGTGAGATGATTTAGTATGTTTATTTTGACTTTACGTGGTAGAGAAAGAGAGGGAGCATACTATGCTCTAGATGAAGAACAGAATGAAATCCTATACATTTTTGAAGAAGAAGATGATGCAACTAGATTTGCTATGATGTTGGAAGAAGATGGAAGTCCTGAAATTCATATTATAGAAGTTGATAGTCAAGCAATAGTTGAAAGTTGTGAAATATCTGGGTGTGGGTACGCTATTATTACCAAAAACGATTTTGTAATTCCTCCAAAAGGCAAAAATGATTTTATTTGAGAAGATCCGGTGGAAAAACTTTTTGAGCACTGGTAATCAATTCACAGAGGTGAGTCTTTGTGATAATTCAACGAGTTTAATTATTGGAACGAATGGTGCTGGTAAGAGCACCATTCTTGATGCCTTGTGTTTTTCTTTGTTTGGAAAACCTTTTCGTAAAATTAATAAACCACAACTAATTAATTCAACAAATGAAAAGGATTCTAGAGTTGAGATAGAATTTACTCTTTCTGGAATTCAGTGGAAAGTTATAAGAGGAATCAAACCTGGAATTTTTGAAATCTGGAAAAATGGATCCCTGATGGATCAAGCTTCATCTGTTGTTGATCAACAGAAGTGGTTTGAACAGAATGTTTTAAAGATGAACTTTAAATCTTTTACACAGATTGTAATTCTTGGAAGCAGCACGTTTGTGCCCTTCATGCAGTTGACTTCCTCCAATCGTCGCGAGGTTATTGAGGATCTTTTAGATATTCGCATCTTTTCCAATATGAATATGGTAATTAAGGAGAAGATACGAGAGATAAAAGAGAGCATAAAAGTTTTGGAACTGAAGAAAGACTCTCTGAATGATAAAGTATCAATGCAGAAAGAATTTATTCAAAAAGTTGAAAGAGATTCTGAATTTATGATTAATGCAAAACAGAATCGCATCAATGGTTTAGAATCTGAGATGTCAGATCATCTTCAGAAAATTGAAAGATATAATGATGAAATTGTTGAAAAGCAACTTGAATTTGATGATTGGTCTGGTGATAAAAATAAACTAAAGAAACTCAATGAACTCAGAGGTAAGATTACTCATCGAATTGATTCTGTTGTTAAGGAACATAAATTTTTTACCGGAAATAAGGTTTGCCCTACCTGTACACAATCTATTGAGGAAGACTTTAGAATAAATAAAATTACAGACGCTCAAAATAAGTCAAAGGAGTTGCAATCAGGTTTTCTTGAACTTGAAGAGGCAATTAAAGAGGAAGAAGAGCGAGAGCGTCAACTTAACTCTATCACTCGGGAGATAACTAACCTCACGCATGGCATATCTACAAACAATGTTACGGTCTCTGAGATTCGGAAACAGATCAAGTGTTTGGAATCAGAAATTCAAAAACTTGCCAGTCAACTTGCAAACAAGAATTCTGAACATGAGAAGTTAGACTCCTTTAAGAAGAAATTAAAAGAAACTCTAAACGAACTTTCTGAGAGTAGAGAAAAGATCAATTACTATGATTTTTCTTACTCTTTGTTAAAAGATGGTGGAGTAAAAACAAAAATCATCAAGAAGTATTTGCCTTTGATAAACAACCAGGCAAATAGATATCTTCAGATGATGGATTTTTATATCAATTTTACGTTAGATGAGGAGTTTAACGAAACGATTCGTTCTCCAATTCACGAAGACTTCTCATACTCTTCTTTCAGTGAAGGTGAGAAAATGAGAATTGATCTAGCTCTTTTGTTTACTTGGAGAGAAGTTGCTAGAATGAAGAACTCTGTCAACACCAATCTGTTAATTATGGATGAAGTATTTGATAGTTCTCTCGATGGATTTGGTACTGAAGAGTTTCTAAAAATTATTCGATATGTAATCAAGGATGCAAATGTCTTTATTATTTCACATAAAGAATCTCTCCACGATAAATTTGAGAATGTGATAAAGTTTGAAAAAGTAAAAGGTTTTAGCAGAATGTTGTCATGAGAGTTTTAGTTACAGGCCATAAAGGTTTTATAGGTAGAAACGTATATCTAGATTGGCAAGAACAACTGGGATCTGTAAATGTAGATGGAATTGATTTTCCAGACAACATAGGTCAGTTTGATGGTGGTGATTATGATTTGGTAATTCATCTTGCTGCTTATGCAAACATTCGAGAGAGTCTAGAAGATCCTGAAAAGTTCTATGTCAATAATGTATTGATGGCAAAACCATTATTTGATTGGTGCCGAGATACAAACACCCGTCTTCTTTATGCATCATCAAGTGCTGTGGAAGAGGAGTATTGGGAAAATCCATATGCAATGACAAAGTGGGTAAACGAAATGATGGCCCCATCAAATTCTGTTGGATTAAGATTCACTACAGTTTATGGCCCAGACAGTCGCGAAGACATGATGTATCGTATGCTGGAAGATAAAACCGCAAAATACGTTACCAACCATCGGAGAGACTGGATTCATGTAAGAGATGTCTGTCGAGCAATTCGATACCTCGCTCACGCAAATGTTAATGGTCCAGTATCTGTTGGAACTGGAAATTCTGTTTCCGTAAAAGAACTTGCAGAAAAGATGGGTATGGGGCACTTACCTCTGAAAGAAGATACTCCAGGAGAAAGACTTGATAATGCTGCAGATACAACTGTTTTGACCAGTATTGGATGGTTCCCAACTGTTAATGTTATGGATACTGTGAAGAAAAATTTAGTTTCATAAAAAACTTATTAAGTATGAAGGAAAAGTTATTAAGTTAGGAAACCATGACTATATAATATAGAATTGAGGTAATTTGTATGACATGATACATTTATTATGTTATGTTGATCATCCGGAGGTATAATGCACAATCTCATTTCTTACAATCAATTGGCGGGTTGGAAACAAAGCATAGGAAAACTTTCTATTATAGATCAAAAAATAGATGATGTTGACACCCTTAATGATTATTATAATTGCTTGATCGAATGCGACGACAGTCAGCATATTTGTAAACGTATCTGTAGAGAACTTTTGTAGTATAGGACAATAGAGGAACTGTCACTGAGGGCCCTCACCGAAAGGTGGGGGTTTAGTATTATGGCCACATAAGAAACGAACCACATGTACGTCTCCCACGAAATCAAGTCACAACTGGCAAAACTCCTTGCGACTGAAGACCTGGTCGTTGAGCATCGTCAGATCGAGACCGCACAATTCAACGTTCACACTCGCGTCCTGACCCTACCTGTATGGGATACGAGCAATGTTGTGTATGACATGCTCGTTGGTCATGAGGTTGGCCATGCTCTGTTTACTCCGGACAATGATTGGTTTCTGGAGCATGATATTCCACCCCAGTTTGTCAATGTGGTAGAAGATGCTCGCATTGAGAAGTTGATGAAGCGTAAGTATCCTGGACTTGCAAAGACATTTTTTGGTGGATACAAAGAAATGAATGAAAACGACTTCTTTGACCTGTCGGGTGAAGATGTCTCCTCCATGAATCTTGCAGATCGAGTTAACCTATACTTCAAGGTTGGAAACTTTGTTGATGTTAAATTTGACGATCAAAAAGAAATGTCTCTCGTCCGCACGATTGCTGAGTGTGAGACATTTGAAGATGTTCTAATTGCTGCAGAAAATCTTTATAAGTACTGCAAGGAACAAATTGATAAAGAAGACAGACCAGATGCTCCCATTCCCCCTCAGGAGAGTTTTGAGTCTGGATCTCCACAACAGATCTCTGAGACGTTAGATTCTCAAGACTCTGAAAGTGATGATAGTGAGGATGAATCTCAAGATTCTGTTGAGACCAATTCTCAAGTTGCTCCTGGATCTAATGCTGGAGATAATAATGAATTGGAAGTTACAACAGCTAACAATCTTGAAGAAAAACTCAAGGATCTGGTTGACCAAAGGTCTGGTGATAATGTCTATACCGAAATCCCTAAACTAGATTCTCAAAAAATCATTGCCAAAAACTCTGATGTTCATGATGTAATTAACGAATGGTTTACTCTTGTTCAAAGAACGTCCAATCAAAAAGCAAAATCTCATGGAATGGATGGGATTGATCTCTATGGCGTTGTTGACCAACTTTTCTACGACTTCAAGAAGTCTGCTCAGAAAGAAGTCAACTATTTGGTAAAGGAGTTTGAATGCAAGAAATCTGCAGATTCCTATGCTCGTGCTTCTACTTCTCGCACTGGTGTTCTTGACACAACTAAACTTCATACTTATAAGTATAATGAAGATCTCTTCAAGAAGGTTACAGTCCTTCCAGACGGTAAGAATCATGGTTTGATCTTTGTTCTTGATTGGTCTGGATCAATGTCCAACGTCCTTCGGGATACCTGCAAGCAACTATTCAACTTGATCTGGTTCTGCAAGAAAGTGTCGATTCCCTTTGAGGTTTATGCATTCACTAATGAGTGGAAAAGAGCTCATTACAGTCACGAATTGGAAAAGTATGTTGATGCTGATCTGACTCCTTCATATGAAAAGAAAGAAGGTTTCTTATCCATTGACGATTCATTTTCTATGATGAATATTTTCACCAGTCAAGTTCCCGCAAAGGAGATTGAAAAACAGATGATTAACATTTGGAGAATTGCTTGTTATTATGGCAATGTATATGGTTCTCGCTACTCTGTTCCCGAGCGTCTTAGTTTGTCTGGAACTCCTCTAAATGAAGCATTAGTTTCTCTTCACACAATTCTTCCAGACTTTCAGAAGACAAATAAACTTCAGAAAGTTCAGTGCATTGTTCTTACTGATGGTGAAGCAAATAGTCTTTCGTACCATGTTGCGGTGAAGCGGCCCTGGGATCCAGAACCATATCTTGGAACTCGTCATCTTTATCCGGGAGAGTCTTATATCCGTGATCGCAAACTCGGAACAACCTATGCAATACAGGGTCACTATCGATGCTTCACTGATGTTATGCTTCGCAACCTGAAGGACAACTTCCCCAATGCAAACTTCATTGGAATTCGTGTTCTTGCTCCTCGCGATGCAAACTCATTCATTCGTAGTTACTGTGATTTTGGTGATAGTGAGTTTGATCGCATTCAGAAAGATTGGAAGAAGTCTCGGAGTTTTAATATCAAATCTTCTGGATATGATGCTTACTTTGGAATGTCTTCTGCAACTCTTTCTCAAGAATCTGAGTTTGAAGTTGATGACGGTGCAACCAAAGCAAAGATTAAATCAGCATTTGCCAAGTCTCTGAAGACCAAAAAACTAAATAAAAAGGTATTAGGAGAATTTATTTCTTTGGTGGTATGAAGACATTTCAGCAATTTATGGTAGAATGTAATTCTATTCAGGAAACTTCTTTGAATAGAGTTCGCTCTAAATCACAAAAGGGTGGCATGGCCATCCTTTCTGGGCAAAGAGGGGACAAGTCCTCCAAAGAGAATAAAGAGAGAAGTAAGAGAACTGAAAGACGAATTCGTGGTGCTGGTCTTCCAGGTCCTACAAAAGTATCTGGAAGATATACAGAAAACCCAGGAACACCTCAAGAGAAGAAAGTCGGAGAGAAGTCTCATGTAGTTTCTTCTGGTAAAATGGGTAAACGCAAGTTCAAAAAAACCATCGAAAAGTTGGGAACAGAACGTGGACTCAAGCACAAGAAGAATGCAAAACCTGGATCATCTAAAGATGATCAGGATTCAGTTCTGATTCAACGCAAACCAAAAGGATCTGCTACACTCAAAGGAACATCTAAGCAATCTTGGCCTGGTAAAGGAAAGAACGCAAAGGTTGGGAAAATGAGACCAGGTAGAACTGGTGAATTTGATACTAAAGTGAAAAACAAAACATTTACCTATGAAGAAAAGTAATTTGCGACTACCACACATTGTCTTTGAAGACAAGAAAGAAGTTTGGATTCTCTGCACAAGTGCCATCACTGCTATGGGCATAAGTGCGATGGTCAACAGATACTATCCTGGATACACGGGGCATATTGCTTCTAAGGAATATTTTGAAACCCTTAAGCAAGAATCACAATAAGAACTGTCACATGGCCCCCTGAGAGTCGGTTTATATGGACTATACTTAGATCAGTTCAAACAAAGACATGACCTACTCCACAGAACTCATCCGCGACGGTCTTCACTCCACTTATGGAAACGCCATCACAAAGGCGAATATCGAAGCATGGATTGCAGACAGTGGCGTTTCCCTTTCCTATCAGACTGTTGCTAAAAAGTTGAAGCAGTATAAGTCTGGTCGAGGAACTTACAATCTTGAAGTAACAAAAGAGACAGTCAAAGACCTGGAAGTATCTTACAATTCTCCTGCTGCTATTCCCTCTGTGGAACAAAACCTTATCCCCGAGAAAGATGATTCCTTCGTCAAGTTTGGTAACTTCACTGATATTAAAAAAATTATTTCTTCCCGTCTATTCTACCCAACGTTCATTACGGGCCTTTCGGGCAACGGTAAAACGTTCTCTGTTGAGCAGGCGTGCGCCCAACTGGGTCGTGAACTTATTCGGGTAAATATTACGATTGAGACGGATGAAGATGACCTGGTGGGTGGTTTTAGGCTTGTCGATGGGAATACTGCATGGCACAATGGTCCCGTTATCGAAGCACTCGAACGCGGAGCAGTTCTCCTTCTGGACGAGATCGACCTGGCATCCAACAAAATCCTCTGTCTTCAGTCCATTTTAGAAGGTAAGGGAGTCTTCCTCAAGAAGATTGGTAAGTGGGTCAAACCCGCTGCTGGATTCCAAGTTATTGCCACGGCCAACACCAAAGGAAAGGGATCTGACGACGGTCGGTTCATTGGCACCAACGTTCTCAATGAAGCGTTCCTGGAGCGTTTTCCTGTGACCTTCGAGCAAGAATATCCCACTGTTTCTGTTGAGACCAAGATTCTCAACAAACTGTGTGGTGATGTCAACTTCTGCAAGCGCCTTGCTGACTGGGCAGACATCATCCGCAAAACCTTCTATGATGGTGGTATTGAGGAAATTATCAGCACCCGCCGTCTGGTTCACATTGTGAAGGCATACAGCATCTTCGGAGATAAGGCAAAGGCAATTCAAGTTTGTGTCAATCGTTTTGATGATGAGACCAAGCAAGCATTCCTGGAACTGTATGACAAGGTTGATGTTGACTTTGTGATGCCTTCTGAGAATGAAGGTTCCATTGACACATTTAGTGCTGTTTGATATAATTATGGCAAACTCCTGGAGCTTTCTTTACGACGAAATTATGAGCACGAATGAAATTTAT